AAGAAACTCACTTTGGTTTTTCTTTATGTAAATACTTTTTGTATTCTTCGGGTCATCTTTATTGGGTGAATACCAATCTTTTCCCCATACCCATCTAGGTATTTGGTCAATAAAATAAACGATTTTTTCAAGGAATTCCTGTGCCATTCCTTTCTGGTTTGCTAAAACAAGGATAGTTTCAGGTGAGTCTTTTGAAGCAAATCCACATCGCCCAGCAATCCAAGCAGCTGATATTGTACTAATACCAGCTTGTCTATGTTTTACAGCAATAACCTCGTTGTAATCATCTAACGCTTTTAGAAAAACTTTCTGTCTTGGAAAAAGTTTGAATGGTAGTTCTTTACGATTGCTTGCATCAAAAGTTTTGAAGTAGTTTTCAATTAAATATATATACGAACTATAACATTTTTTATATTCTTCCACAATTGGATTCATTGCCAGCATTTACTAATAAATAGTGTAATAGCAAAAACGTCTTGTAAACATTTTTCGTCCCGTGCTTGGTAAATTCCACACTCGAGACAGAAAAACGCCTCACAGCCCGCGAAACACCCAGAATTTTTGATTTTTTTTTGTCTATTTATATTCTGTTATGGCAAACACGAAAACTATTATATTGACGGAATCACAGTTGAGCAGGCTTATGGAGGCAAACGCTTCCGAAATCGACGACTTGTGTGCTGGCATGGAGTTACATCCTACTGATGCCCAGAAGAAGGCTGGGAACTATAGAATGGCGCATTTCACTGTAAAGGGGTTTCCGATTACGATTGAGACACCGAAGGGATCTTTCAGGACGTACAGGGATGCCAACGGAAGGTTTGGGAGTGTGGAGATGAAGAACCACTACGGATATTTCACCAATACGACTGGAAACGGAAAGGATGGTGATGCGGTTGACGTTTTCATTGGGGACAGCGTTGATGATTTTGATTTCGTCTATGTCGTTGACCAGAACAAGGCAAACGGTGAGTTTGACGAAAGCAAGGTTATGTTGGGGTTCAAGACGGAGGCGCAGGCTAAAAAGGCGTATATGTCAAACTACAGCAAGGGTTGGAAAGGTTTCCGTGGCATAACCGCCGTGTCGATAGAGTTGTTCAGGAAGTGGTTGTACAGGGGTGCTAAGCAGCGTAAGCCGTTTGCGGACTATGTCAACATGAAGAAGGTTGTCAACGAGACGCTCAACAAACCGTACGGCGTGTTTTCCGATAGTACAATATAATTATTAAAGCAAGCGATTCACAAACATGGATAAGAGTTTTGTACCAGATGCGTCGTGGATGGCGCAGAAATATGATGAGATGAACGCAATGTTGTTCAACGGAAAGTTGGGCGCGTGCGAGTTTGGTATTTTCACTACGGGGCGTGGCTCTGGCGGTGGCGTTTTGGGTTGGTTTGAAATGAGGGGTGCGAATTTGAAGGCTGACAGATATAATAGGAGAATGTTTGCTGCCACGTTCGCTGGTAAGGAGTATATCACCAAGTATAATTTTGTTGAGGTTTGCAAGCCAAAAATTGAGTTGAACGGAAATTATCGTGGTACTGAACATGGTTTTTTGTGCACTTTGGTACATGAGATGTGTCATTATTATACGTACATGAACGGATGGGCGCCTACGCAGGCACACGGTAGGGAATTCCGGGACATCGGTATGGTGGTGGCTTCGAGATCTAATGGGTTGTTCACAGTTCAGAGGCTTGCCAGTGCTGAGCAAATGTCGGAAATGGAGTTGAGCGACGAGATGAAAGCAAAAAAAGAAAAACGGTTGGCGAGCAAAAAGGCTTCCATAAGTGCTGTGGTTGTTTTCATGCCTGACGGAAGCATTGAGTTGACGACTACATCAAGTCAGCCGCTTATTGACAAGATAAAGCTTTATCGTGGCTCTGGTGACAAAACTGGAACAATACTTGACAGGTTATATGGTAACGGTACAACTGTTGTGGTGAGTAATAACCCTGAAGTTATTGACTTTTTATTTTCTAAAGGCTACAAAACCAACATGCGCACTTGGCAGTATTGGAACATTGAGGGCAAACCGTGGATTGAAGAGTTCAAACGTATGCTGAACGGTGATAGTTCATATAAAAACGCCACCGAATCTGGAAACTCCGAAAAGAAGAACCCTGGCAAAGTATTCTCCATAAAAACGTCAAACGGCGTGTTCGAGTGTAATGCTGACGACAGGGACGAGTTGGTTTCAAAGATTAAACGGCGTTTTCCGAAGATGAGTGACGAGACAATTGAGAAGGTTGTAAACAATCCGGCAAATTATAAAACAGTCATGAACGAGAGTAAGGTTAGAATCAAGAGAATCGTGAGAGAGGTTATAGAAGAATATCTCAATAACGAAAGTTTGGAGAGCACAGACACAGAAGATGTTGTTAGTATCAAGCCGGGTATGAATTTGGGGCTGGTTTCACCATTGCAGATGTAGGCGTGTTTTCTGATAGTGCTATCTGAATTTGTTTTTATGGGTTGAATGCTGTTTTTGCTATTGGTAACTCAAACTTCTTTGTGATTCATGTGGTTACGATTTATAACAAAAAATTCTTGAAATTTTTATTGAAAAAACGGTGTTCATATCCGGAAATGTAGTACGTTTCCGCTGTTGAAGAAAACAGATATACAATGGACAGAAACGACGATAGGTACGTTAACTTTCCACCAGAGGTTGTCTACAGGACTGATTGGCATGTGCATGATTATATAATAAGGAAGGGTGAAGAGCGTCCAGCGAAACGGGAGATAATTGGGATAGGAAAATGCGGTTACATGCTCTCAAATCAAAACTCTTCCATAGATTTGGTTCCGTTTGGCGAAGAGAGTTTGTGGGAAAAAATAGTTGTCGAGCCAATATGTATAACAGAATATTTTGAGGAGTTGAAAAATGAGACTTGAGCAGCAATATTTGACGATACCGAAGACTTCTAATGAGAAGCCCAGAAACAACGGTGAGCGGACTGTTGTGGAGAACTTGACGTTTGGGCAGGCTATAATGGTTATCGAGCGTTTTTGCAAGCAGCTTGACAATTTCCACCATTACAAGATAAACCAGTCCCCTTCGATACGTCGTAGAATCAGTATACCCGTGTTTTGTTATGACGAGAATCGGGAGGTGAAGCGTGACGAACCTAAGCCTGAAATGGGAGAGGAACGTTTGGTTTTGCCGTACGTGAAATGTATATTCACATTGAAGGATGACGAGAAGCACAAGGAATGGTGTGACAAGGAGGACTTCAACGTTGAAAACATCGCATAGATACAATTAACATTATTTATTAATTTTTTAAACAAAAATCATTATGCAACAGATTTTAGTAGAATTCGAAAAGATGAAGCAATTGGTTGCCGCTAGTGAGGCTGACGTGAAGAAGTTCACTGAAGGTGGCAACAAGTCGGCTGGCACACGTGTCAGAAAGAACATGCAGGAAATCAAGAACTTGGGTGGCGAGATTCGCAAGCTCATTAGTGAGGCGAAGAACGAAGGTACCTACAAACTTGGAGGAAAGTAAGTTATGGAAGAGAAGATGATTGTAACACTCGTCAAAATGGGTGATTTCACGTTCAACGAGGAGTCTTACAAGGCTGTTGACAAGAGTTTGTTTGACATGTTGGTTGACATGAAGAGTGAGAACCCTGAAGAAGAGAGAGTTGAGTTACCCGAAATGTTCTATTTCAAGGACAAGACGGAGTATGCTAACACGGCGTGGAAGTACGACATTGACGAGACGAAGCCCGTTTACGTGAACGACAAGAACCAGATTTTTTGTTTTCGCAAGAAGTGAGGAAATGAGACAGCCCGTACCAAAACGCATACTTGAATCCAAACCGGAGTTGTCTAAAGTTCCGTATAACACGTTATTGATAGACGGCTCGAATCTCATGGAGGTTTGCTGGGCTGCTTCTGATGAGGTTTCAAGCAACGGTAAGCGTATCGGTGGTATTTACCAGTTCCTGTTTCAGGTGAGGGCTTTGTTGGAGAAGGGAAACTTTCGTCATGCATTTTGTCTCTTTGACGGTGATTCGAGTGGACAGCTTCGTTATGAAAAGTATCCATTGTATAAAGCCAATAGAGACAAGACGTTTTCAGACGACAACTTGTCTGATTACATGAAAGAGGTTAACGCTCGTATACGCTCAATGCAGCAGAAGCTTTACAAGAAACCGAAGCGTACGGAGAGTGAGAAGGAGAACTTTTTCTGGCAGAGGGACGTTGTTATGAGGTGCCTTGAGGAGTTGTTTGTACGGGTTGTTTGTTGTGACAAGACGGAGGCTGATGATTTCATAGGTTACTATGTGAGTCACAAGGAGTCGAACGAACGTATTGTCATTTGTTCGAACGACAGGGACTTGACGCAGTTGATTTCGGAGGATGTGATTGTCTACATACAGAGTATGCACGAATTCATCAACACGCGCAACCACACCGAGAAACTCGGATATGATTACCGAAACGTAAAGTTGAAAAAGGTGATTTGTGGAGACGTTTCCGACAACATAAAAGGAATCAAGGGTGTTGGCGAGAAGACTTTGTTCGATAACTTCCCTGAAATCAAGGAGCGAGAGGTTACGCTTGAAGATGTTATCGGGAAGGCGCGTCGTTTGAACGAGGAGCGTATCGAGGCGAAGAAGAAGCCTTTGAAATGGGCTGAGAACATTGTGAACGCTGTCACGGACGGTTGTCAGGGTGACAGGGTGTATGAAGTGAACGACGAGATTATCGACTTGAAGAATCCGTTGATGACGGAGGAATCGAAAGAGCTTATCGAGTCGTACATGGGTTCTCCAATGGATCCTGAGGGACGCAGTTTTGCAAATCTTTACAGTATTCTTATGGAGGCGGGTGTTGACAGTTTCCGGGATGAAAACCGTTTCGGGAATTTCTTCAACATATTCAATTATTTGATTGACAGCGAAAAGAAATTTGCACAGAGTATTTCTGATTAGTTGGTCATGGTACGTTAAGTTTATTTTTGTTTAACATTTTAATTTTCGATAAATTGAAGATGGAAATTAAAGAGCAGAGAACTCCGAAGACTGTGGATAACAGTGTGTTTAATGACAGGTTCAAGTTCATTTTTTCGGTGAACGACAACATTATTTGTGAGCGTTTTTTTAAGATTACCGGGTTCGACTATGATGCTATCAATTCTGAACGGATGAAAAGTCTTTTTGTTGGTGAAGGTGATAATCAGTATGGCACCGTCATATCAATGATTATGAACGATTTGAAGTCGAAGAGTCGTGTTTGGACTTGGTACACAACCGAAACTCCAGTCAAAATGACGGGTTTTGAGGGTGACTGGGAAGAGACAGATAACAGTATGTTCAAGACATTTGTACCGAAGGGTGAAGAAATTACTTATATCGTGTACCCAGAAAAGGTAGAGAGTGAAAATGAAGAAACTGACGAAGAAATTGAACAAGAAATTATTAAACCTTTTGATGTGGTATTCAAGTTCTCGTTTCAAATGGCTCAGAAGTCGTCTGTGAATAAAGAGGGGCGTACAGTGTTTTCGGACTATGTACCTGTTTATGAAGTCATTTGGGATGGTTCTGTTTATCCGAAATTTGTTCGCAACAGTGTTGATATGACCAACTCGTTTGGACACAAAGAGAAAGATATCAATACAATGAATTTCATACAGAGTCTTACCTATAGAATGACGTGTGATAAGTGTGATTTGCCTTACCATATCATTAGGGAAATTTGCGAAGCCGCAACGTTTGAGAACGACGAGCCTTTGAGTGTCCAGAGAAAACAGAGGGTTATATCCTACTTGGAATACGGCAACAAGAAATATCCCATGTCCAATTTCGACAAGGAGTTTATTGACGGTTGGCGCAAGGCTGTCGAGAAAAAGACAAACGACTACTATCGAGGACGCATCTAAATTCATGGTTCGGTTTTTTTGGATGAAACGGCTGGCATTCTGAAAGGTTTAGGATGTCAGCCCGTTTTGTCGGATTTTTTGTGTACTAATAATTTTTCAAAAACAAATGGCAACAAGTAAGAAAAACGTTTTGGCGAGTGACTTGAGTATGTTTTCACTGGATTACCAATGTGCGATTCTCAAGATGTTCATTGAGGACAGGGACTTTTCGCTTGCTACCGTGGACACCATGGACCAAAACCATTTCACGGCGAATCCTGAATTGCGCAGGATTGCGGCAATCATAAAGGACAAGACAATCAAGTTAAGACGTACTATAACATACGACGAGTTGGATTTATACGTACATCAGACAATCAACGACGACATCACAGTTGAAACTATAACGGCGTTAGTGTCCGAAAAAATAAAGTCGTGCCGTTTTGGTGTAAGTGAACTGGAAGCTGTAAAGAGTGCGTATCAGGAATTTCTAACCACTATGGAGAGTGTAAGGCTGACAAAAGAGCTGGCTGAACTCGGAAAGAGTGGAAAAATTAACAAAGAAGATGTTCTTGAAAAATTCAGCTTATATGACAAACGCACCACGTTCAGTGAGGTACACGCGAATGAGGTTGACTTTTCTGACGAAGATTTCTTTGATTTCATCATCAGTGATGATACGTATGAATGCGTTCCAACAGGTTGTAAGCCACTCGATGAACGCCTTGGCGGTGGGTTGAGGAAAGGTGACGTTGGTATCCTTGTTGCTGGTAGTGGTATCGGAAAAACTTGCGTTACTTCAGGTTTCGCGGCGTATGCGGCTGGAAAGGGTTACAATGTTGTCCATTTCATACTTGAGGATAATCCAAACGATGTTCTCAAGAAATATGTCGGATTTGTTTGTAACATTGAAGTAAATGCTTTCGGTTTCAATCATGAAAAGCTCAAGGAGAAATATCACAACCCTAACGTCCACGAGGCTATAATGAAAATGAGGCGTATACGTCAGGTAGCATCTCTCAACAAATCGGGAAGGGTGCACCAGTACAACACACTCATTATCGATCAGGAGCTTGTAAAACTCGAAAATATGGGTTTTCATCCAGATTTGGTTGTGATTGATTACTTTGATAGAATAAAGCCTATAATCCCCAGACAAAACATTTGGGAGAAGGATCAAGACATATCCAACGAGCTGAATGACTTGGCTAAAACCCACAATGTTGCAATATGGGTTCCGTCGCAAGGTAACAAGCAAGTGCAGGACAGGGCGACAAAAATCAGCATGTCCAACATGACAGGCGGTGCTTGGAAAGGCTATACGGCGCAAATTGTCATTGCAATGCAGAAGTACATGGAAGATATGTCAACCGACAACTCAACAATTCAAGTGCTCAAAAACCGATACAATAACAATTTCACACCTATCGGTGTGGAGTTTAACAATGGTACGTGTCGTTTCGGAAAGGAAACAACAAACACGGATCCCATATTCGAAAACATTGAAGTAAACAGTAAGCGTATCGCCGATGCTATCTTCGATGAAAACAAAAAAAGCGGATATTCAAAGCATTAACTTTGCCCGTTTTTCCTATTTCGTTGAGAGTGAAATAATTAAGTTAAACCATTGTAAATTAACAAGTTGACTAAAATTTCATTTTGAAAAATCGTGCTATTTATCAAAACAATTTCGAACGTCAGACTGCCGTAAGTTTGAGGTTCGTTTGTCGTCTAATGGCGGACGTGAAAGCCAAGTTGTTGATTTACAAATAAAGATATAGAATTTTGAAAACTTTGAAAATTTTGAAAAGAGACGGTTCTGTCGAAGAGTTTAATTTTGACAAGATTAGGACGGCAGTAACCAAGGCTTACAATTCCTGTGGAAAGGAAGTGAATGAAACTGTGCTTAGCTTGATACACAGCGAACTTAAGATTAATAATTATTATGTCGAACCAGTGAGTGTCGAAACCATACAAGACATCGTTGAGCGTATTATTGGGAAATATGATTTCGACGTTGCTAAAGACTATATTTTGTATAGGGAGAAGCACAAACAGAACAGGTTTATGGATGAAAAATTGGATTACATTTTCAACTACATTGATTCTGATGATTCTGCTGCAAACCTTTCAAATACGGATGATAATGCGAATGTGTGCATGAAAACGGCTGCTAATTTGGAAAATGAGTTGTACAAAAACACTAACAGGACGTTACAGAGAAGAATAATGAAAAAACTTCTCACGAAGATAGATTCCCCGTATAAAGATGATTACATAAAAGATTTGGAACATCATATTTTTTATCAACATGATGAAACTGGCTTGATTAAACCGTATTGCTCGGCTTATACCATGTATCCACTTTTGGTTGATGGGACATCTGCTGTCGACGGTACGGATAATAAAGCACCAAAGCATTTGAGTTCGTTTGTTGGTCAGTTTCAAAATTTGGTGTTTCTTTTGTCATCACAAAAGAAGGGTGCAGGAGCGTATGGCGAGTTTTTCAATTTTTTCAGTTATTTCTGTGAAAAAGAGTGGGGTGAAGATTATTACAAACACGAAAATGATATTGTTACAACTGAAAAATGTTTGAATCAAATGACAATTGGCGATACAATTAATCAGTATTTTCAATCAGTGACTTACTATATCAACGAAACGGCACAGAACAGAGGGCAATCTCCCTTTACAAACTTCAATGTGTTTGATTCATATTATTGGCATTCATTGTTCGATGATTTCACTTTTCCGGATTTCACAAAACCAAATTGGGATGCAGTTAATTGGCTTCAAAAACGATACATGAAGTGGTTGAACAAAGAAAGGACTAAAAGTTTGCTGACGTTTCCTGTCATGACAGTTTGTTTACTCACAGATGGTAATGATGTGGTTGATAAAGAATATAAAGACTTTGTTATCGAGCAATGGGCTGAGGGTGATTCATTTTTTGTTTATTTGAGTGAAAACGCCGATAGTGTCTCATCTTGCTGTCGTTTACGCAACGAAATTACCGATAATACATTTTCTTCAACAACTGGCTTAACTGGTGTACAGACAGGTAGTTGTAATGTCATGACACTTAATCTCAATAGAATTGTTCAAGACTGTTACAACAAATACTATACAGAAAAAACGCCGGATGGACGAGCAGCATCCGATATTTACACTACAAATTTCCATGTATTGCTAGAGACATATTTGAAAGATATACTTGACAGAATATACGATTACCAAAAAGCATACAAAACAGGCTTATATATTATGGATAAAAAGGGAATGTTCCCTCAAACAAAGGCTGGGTATATAGCACTTTCGCGTCTTTACTGTACATTGGGTGTTAATGGTTTAAATGAGGCAGCAAGATTTCTTGGTATGAAAGTATCTAATAATGAAGAATATATGAATTTTGCTTCTTGGCTTCTGGGTATCATCAATGATTACAATAAAGAGAAATCCACCGATAAATTCAGGTTCAATTTGGAACTCGTTCCAGCCGAATCTCTTGGGGTAAAAAACTATAATTGGGATAAATCGGACAACTATTGGGTGCCAGATGACGTCAATTTGTATAACAGTTATATTTACGATGCGCACGATCCGAACACCTCAATTCTTGATAAAATTGCAATGCACGGTAGTAAGATTTCCAAGAATATAACAGGTGGGCAAGCATCACATTTGAATTTGGAAGATAATCTCACCAAAGAACAATATACAAAATTACTTGAATATGCTGTTCAACAAGGTAATAATTATCTGACATTCAACGTGTTGCAAACGCAGTGTGATGATTGTAAGCATATTGCAAAGCATCCGTTTGAAGTTTGTCCTAAATGCGGTTCCACGCATGTTACAAGATGGACACGCGTTATCGGATATCTCAGACCGGTAAAGAGTTGGGGTGAAGGAAGAAAAGAAGAGTTTAAACACAGATATTTTGCTAAAACTGAAGAACTAGATTAGTCAACTACCGCTGAACTAAAGATTCAGCGGCTTCCTGCTTCGACGACAACGCTCGACCGACGCAACAAACACATGGGTACGAAATAAAGAAAAAATAAGCAAAATAACAGTCCTAGTAATTAACGTTATTAGGACTGTTATTGTAAAAATTCATGAATTTATACCTATAATGATAAAAAAAATGCTAAAATAAAAATAGTGGGTTAAACACACCAAACACTAAATGTGAAAAGTTGACTATTTATAAAGAAATCATTTAGTGATGAACGACGAGATTATTATTGATTATTTTATTAACAAAGAGACATTAAAGATTTATTCTGGAAGAGTCAATAAAAATAACATTGAGAAAAACACTCCAGAAATGGCGGAATATTTAAGAAATAGGTTCCCAGAGTCATTTACTTCATATTCGGAGGTTATAGCAAGAATTTATTATGATATAGAAAAAATACCGACTTGTAAGATTTGTGGAAAGCAGCTCAAATTTAAAACACTTAAAAAACCGTATGGGAGTGGGAAGTGGTGCTCTTGTCAATGTCAATTAAAAGATTCTGAATTTATAGAATGGAGAAGTGGTGTTGTTGACTATAAAGAAGCTTACCAGCATCAAAAAGAAACTTTAAAAAGAAAATATGGTGATGAAAAATATTCTAACAGAGAAAAAGCTAAAAAGACATGCCTAGATAGATATGGTGCTGAAACATGTTTTTCTAGTGAAAGCAGTGTTAGACAGAAATTGGAAGCTGATAATTTGGAAAAATACGGTAAAAGAACAACAACAAACGTTGAAAAAATTAGACAGACAAAAGAAGAACGTTATGGTGATCCTGGATATTGTAATAGGGAACAAATTGAAAAAACAATGGTGGAACGATATGGTTATAAAACAACCCTAGAGTCACCTGTTTTAAAAGAAAAGGTGAAGAAAACAAAACTGGAAAAATATGGTAATGAATATTACACAGATAGAGCCAAAGCTGAACAAACGTGTTTTGAACATTATGGTGTTAAAAACAGTTTTCAATTACCAAGTGTAAGAAAAAAAATTAACTATGATAAAGGACTTGAAACAAAAAGAAAAAACGGTACGTTAAGTTCTTCGAAAATTGAAGAAGAAATGTATCGTGTATTAACAAATTTGTATGGCGAAAGTGATGTGCTAAAACAATACAAAGATGAAAGATATAAAAACCCTAAAAATAACAGAAAATATCTTTGTGATTTCTATATAAAAAGTCTTGATTTGTTTATTGAATCACAATGTCACTACACACATGGAAAACACCCATACGATGAAAAGAATGAAGAAGACGTTTTATTAAGAAAAAAGATCGAAGAGAAAATATCCAAAAACAAGCCTTCATATAAAAAAGTAATAGAAGTGTGGTGTGAAGCGGATGTTATTAAAAGGAATATTGCTAAAGAACATAATTTAAATTATCTTGAAATTTTTGAACTTAAGTTCACTGAAGAAACAGTTAAAGAAAAAATTGAGAATTATTTACGAACTAAACAAGAATAAAGTTATGCCCAAATACACAGAAACATTAGTATTATTCGAAGAGGCGTCAAATGAGCGGAAACAAACACATTTTATGAAGATGAAAATTAACACAAAAGCGTGACAATTCACAATTTTTTGTACATTTCAAACAATTTTCTTATGTTAGGAACATCAAAAATAGTTGTAATATGACAGATGCAGAGAAAGCAAGAAAATTAATTGAAGAAATCTACCCGAGTAAATCGATGGGGGATTACGGCTTGAAGGAAATGCTTGTTTTGAAATCTATGGAATGGAAAGAAGCAGAAATAATTGAGAAAGCAGTTAATTTCTTAAGAGTCATATGTGAAGACAATAGTTCAAATTATGCGTGGTATGATGCTGAGGAAGGGTATTGCGGTATTGACAACAAATTAATTGAAGATTTTAAACACTATTTATTAAAAAATACGAAGTAAAATGCTTAAGTACATTGACGCAGTTGTAACATTTGCAGAAGTACCTGACCAGGTAAACTTGTGCATTTCGATATCTGGATGTCCGAATCATTGTCCGGCTTGCCACAGCAAGTATTTGTGGGAAGACGAGGGTGAGGAATTAACCGAACAGACGCTCTTCAACCTGATAACCGCAAACAGGGGAATCACTTGTGTTTGTCTCATGGGTGGCGATGCTGATCCAGAGGCTGTCTTGGATTTGTTGTTTGCTGTCAAAAACGGTACTGAACTGAAGACGTGTTGGTATAGCGGGCGCACCCAGAGATATTGGGAGGTTGAGGGGTTGTTTCCTGAGAACTATGAGTGTTTGGATTATGTGAAGTTTGGGCCTTACGAGGAGACGAGTGGCGGTTTGGACAAGCGTACGACGAATCAGGTTTTCTATGAAGTGAAGACGGATGACTTTGGTGAGACGGAGCTTGAGGACATAACGTACCGTTTTTGGAAGAATTAGTGAAATAATTTCATAGTGCATTTCATCTTTTTTTGGGGTTTCGGAATTTTTCCGTAGCCCCGTTTTTTTTTTTGTTTTCTTTTTTTC